AGTTTGTAGATACGTTACGCGGTCAGTTTCCTTCAGCACACATCTATTATAAGGAAGGCAACCACGAGGAAAGATATTGGAGATATATGCGAATTAAAGCACCAGAACTATTCGACATTGATGCGTTTGACTTTTCGTCTTTGTGTCATCTCGATAAACACAATATAACTTGGATTGACGGAAAGAGCAAACTGAATATTGGCAAACTTTCAATCTTTCACGGACACGAATTTGGGAAGCAGTTCTTACCTTCGGTAAACGTTGCGCGTGGGTTGTTCTTGAAGACAAAAGTAAGCGCGTTATGCGGACACCACCACCAAACAGCGGAACACAACGAGCGCGACGCTAACGGTAAGTTTATCACTTGTTGGGGTGTTGGCTGCTTGAGTGAATTAAGTCCCGACTATAACCCTTATTCAAAGTACAATCACGGCTTTGCTATCGTTGAGAAAGGAGTGAACGGTCAATTCAGCGTTAAGAATTTAAGAATACACGAAGGACAAATCTTATGAAGAAGAATATACTCGCAATTGTTTTGTTGCTCATTGGGACAACCACCATTTGGACGGTTATTTGTTGGCATTGGTTCGGAAAACCTGTTGCAAAAAACACAACAACTGAAGTACAAAAACAAGACAGCATCATAAACTACAACGCTGGTGAGTACGATCGTTTATTACAAGAACAAATTGAACTTTACGCACAATTAAGAACATATGAAGACGCTCAATCTAAAGCCAAAACCACCTATCAAAGAAATCGTGATATTGTTATTGTTCGAGATACTATTAATCGCGTTGATGTTATCACTTTGGTGAACTCTTGTGATAGCGTTATTGCCGCAGATTCCCTTGTGATTAACAACTTGAAGGAACAAATCAACATTGAAGGAGAAAAGATTGACAACTTACAAGAAGTCGTTGATGCTTATGAACAAAAGACCGATGTGTTACAGGACGAAATCAACACGTTAACTGCTGATAAAAAGAAATTGGAGAAACAAAAAAAGCGCAGAAACCGCGCTTTAGTCGTAACGTCGTCCGTCGCTATTTTGTCGACGTTTGTTCTGAGTGTTTTACTTTAACTTCTGGAACGTAAAACTTCATTGAGAACTGAATAGCTTCACTTAAAAAAGTGTTGCGACTATTCTCTCCACGCTTTTCGTCTATCTCGTTCCACAGGTCTTTGTGTAAGTAAACACATATACCTTTCTTAGTTTTGCTCTCTGGCATTGCTTTCGTTTTTAGTCATCATTGTCCCCATCATAAGCGCGAGATAAACTTTCTCTTTCGCGTTCATATCCTTTCGTTGCGAAAGTTCAAGGAGAATGTCGCCAAGAACTTTGCCTTGTTGAAAGTACGTCGCCATTGAGTTTACAATTTCGCGTTCGCGTTCGTGTGTCATTTTTAGTGACGTGTATAGTGGTGTTTGTTTCATTGTGCTAATATAGTTAATGTATGCTAACCGACAACATATTGTCCGTAAGAAGGGTTTAATTCAAAGTACATTCGCATCATGATAGCGTCGGCAACGTCGGGAGAAATACCTTCGCGATTCTTAATAACGTCCTTCGGGGTTACTTGCAACTTACCGTCTACGTCAGCGCGATGTCGTTTAATCATTTCGAGCTCACGAATGATTTGTTCTTTGCGCGTATTGGATAGAATTGTGAGCTTATTCTCCTCTACATATTGAGCAAGTTTGTAGTAACATTCGCTTTTCAGATTTTGGTATTGCGGATGCTTTGGTTTTGATCCATTAACGAATCCACGACATTTAAGAAAATCAACCACTCCGCCACCAACACCGTCTTCGTCACAAACAACATCTTGTAACAAAATTGAGTGTTCTTTTGTTACGACGCGTATCTTGTTCACGACTTCGTCCAACGCGGCACGATTGAGTTCAATTATGTCAATGATAGTTAGACCTTCCCACACGATTATAATAGTTCTGTCCTTTCCAAAACGCGCAATATCGGCTGTGATGTACTTCTTTCCTTCATTGATTACTTCGTTCCTAAACATTCGAAGAAGATTCTCCGTGTTAAATAGTTTGTCGCTGTCGTCGTCGAACTCCCAGTTCCCTTCTAAAAGTCTTTTGCGGTCGTATTCGGGAAGTCTTCGCAACGATTCAATGTAAGCAACAGGAAGGAAGGGGTTGTCTTGCGGCAACGCTTGAACGAAAGCACGGTGTGAAGGTAGTTCGTTGCGGTTGTTCTTCATGTAAAACTCGTTATACAACCAACCTTTTGACGGATTACACGACAAGAAACCTTTGGGAATTAACCCGAACTCGTTCAACTTATAACGGCAACGAGAGTGAACGATGTTCACGGCTTTCTCTGTTACCTCTGCTACCTCATCTATGAAGTAGTCTGTAATTTCCAACGATCCAAGTGAATCGAAGTTCGGATTTGAAGGATAAGCGAACAGGTCTTTCAATACAATTTCGCTTCCGTTGAAGAACTTAATCACGTTCGTTTGCCCGTTGTAGGTGTAGTGTTTGTCAGCAACCAAACCAAACTCACGCGCTGTTTCAAAGAACGTGTTTAATGTCGTCTTTTTAAGCGTGTCTAATTTACTTCGTCCAATAAGAGAACGCGTTCCAGCGTACTTCAAACGTCGCTGAATCTGCCACATACAACCGAACTTCGTCTTTCCACCCCCTGCCGCGCCACCGTATAACAACTGCTCAACTTGTGAATCTGTCGCAAGGTAGTTCAACGCTTCAATTTGACGCGGTAGGTAGGTTGGTTTATATGGTTGCATTAAAATAAACTTAATTGATTTTCAACCACAGGACAAAGTTCGTCTTGAAGAATCTGAATAATACGGTTGTATCGTTGTTCTCCGTTACGTTGTTGCAATTGCTTTATAAGTAATTCAAGACCACCTTCAAACGCTTCGTCTTTTGTTTTATACAAGTCGTTGTCTGGTCTAAATTGGTTAAACGTGTGCGACCAACCTTCGGACATTCCGTTGAATCGAACTCCATAACCCCATAATTCATCTTGAACAATAGCAGTTTCAACCTGCGCTTCATAACCCTTACTACATTTAAATGTTTTTAAGATAGGATTTTCACACGCTCCGTGTTCATTAAATATAAATTGGCTCATTGCTTCGACAAATAAAGTTTATAAAGTTCACGAAGTCCTTCAAACTGGATTGATTCCTTAACGAGTTGACGCTTTCTGTCACTCATTCGTTCAACCATTCCTTTTGAAAGTTGCTGTTCGTTGAAGACTGTCTTTCGCGCTTTCGCTTTGCAAAGGTTGTATTCGTCGTCTGTAAACGTTTCAGCCGTTATACGCTTACTTTCTTCGAGCCACCGCATCATTGACACTCCGCGTAGTTCTAACGTCGTGTATTTGCCTTGTTTGAAGCTGTCAATGTCTTCCTTTAACATTCGTCTCCAGCTATCGTCATTCACCGCCATTTCATTCTCCTTTATTAGTTCTGCTTTTTCCTCAATTGATTGCGCTATTTCACGCTGAATTTGTAGGTTCGCCTTGTCGCGGTGTGGTTTGTAGTGCGTCAACACATCACCAATAAACGACACGCTCAACGCACCAAAATGCTCACACTTTTTACTCAGTTCATTCGCTGCATTTAGTTCAAACGCTAAGTTGAAGTGTTCAAATGTAACCCAACGAAAGTGTTTACCTATAAATTCGTGAAGCATTTGAAGTAACTGCGCCTCTGGAAGTGCTATTCCGTACATAGCGCAGACCTTCGAACATAACTTAACGAATGTAGGTAGGTCGTAATCGGCTACAAATGCGCTTTCTCTTTCTGCACGATCAACCCTTTGTGTAATTGTGAGCGTCTGCGTATATGCGTTGCGCAGCATCGGAATCGAATTTTCCATTTTTGATTTTTGTTGTTTGGTTTGTTTGAGTTACAAAAGTAGTTAAGTCCCACTTACGAACGGCAGCCTTCCAGTCTTTCATTGGATTGCGTCCTACCTTCCAACCATTCGCTTCGTAGTGAGCGTGGAATTTCTCGGTGAATTTAAGCGCGTCGTCGTTGCTTAATTTCTCGCAAGCGTATTCGTAGATTTCAACAACCGTTGGTTTTACGAATGTAGACTTCTTTTCTTTTACAGGTGCTGGAAGTTGAGCGGGTTGTGTTTGCGCTTTCAATAGTTCTTGAACCTGCGCTTCGAGAATCTCGATTCTCTTTTTGAGTTGTAGTATTAACATTGTGTACCTCCGTAAGTTTCGTTGTAGTATTGTTCTACATTTGAATGAGCAGTTCTAACATCTAAGTCTAATGCTTTATCCAAACATTTTTTTGCAAATGATATTTGCTCCTTCTTGTGCATCGCTTC